ATATTCCTTACGGTGATTTAAAATACGACCTAATAAATGACGGCGACGAATATTCGGTTGAATTACCTTTTGAAAATATGCCATTCAGTAAATTCACGAATTCGAATTTACAATTAGGCTATTCAATAAGAAAAGATTTGACGGCATACATTCCAAAGCCGGTGGTCTTATATCATTACAACGAAATTCAAACGTTAAGTAATAGTCAATCATTCTTTTTTAATGATGGGTCACAGACAACCGCGTTGACTACTTACAATTTATTTGGTCAAGATGCGATTAAAGACGGGATAATTCACACAATTAATTTTGGAGCCGAACAATCGTCGTTCACAAATCAGGTCGAATTAAATAGTTTGTTCAATAATTATTATGACGATTATTTATCAAATTCGTTCGATATTAAATCAAGATTGGTCCGCGTAAAGGCAATTTTGCCTCCACGTTTATTGTCTAATTTGGCCCTAAATGATAGGCTTATAATTAGGGATAAACGATACATTATAAACACGGCAAAATCAGATTTAAGCACCGGAGAAATTGATTTAGAATTAATTACCGATTTGAGAACAATTGTTTCATCGGGAGGCGATACAACTTATTATATTTTAGTTCCATGTAGTGGCGGAGGCGGAAACCTATTGATTACGACCCAACCGGCAATGGCAAGTCAACGTTATTTGAACAACAACAATGGTATTTATTACTATTGGAATAACCAAACAACGACAACTTTGGGGCCAATTGGGAACAACATGTCAGTAATTACGGGTCAAACGGGTTGTCCGGCCTCTACAATTTATTATAAATTAAATCCATGTACCGGTGGCGGCGCATCACTTTATGTTACAAGTCAACCACCAATTGCAAGCCAAAGATATTTGGATTCAGTTACCGGAATAAATTACTCATGGGATAATACACAAACAACAACGCCACAAACAATTGGCGCAAATTTAAATATTGTTACGGGTCAAACGGGTTGCCCGCCAATTATAACTTATTACAGAATTGTTCCATGTACCGGTGGCGGACCATCTGTTTACATAACGACGGCACCACCAATTGCAAGTCAAAGATACATTGATTCGATATCGGGAATTAATTACACTTGGGATAATACGTCAACAACAACGACGCAGACGGTTAGCAATACGTTGCAAATTGTATCAGGTCAAGGCGGTTGTCCACAAACTACTTATTACCGATTAGAGCCATGCGTATTAGGTTCCGCAACTTACACAACTATTGAACCGACAATTGCAAGTCAAAGATTTGTTGATTCGGTTACGTCTTACACATACTATTGGAACAATACGTCAACAACAACGACGCAAATGGTTAATTTAAACGTTCAAATAGTAACGGGTGAAGCGGGATGTCCGGCAACACCACCGTCAACCACAAGTTCAATTTTCTACACTTTAAAATAAAAGAAATGCCATATTTATCATTAGCGGACGCAAGGTCAAAAGTCACGAATCCCCTTATCGACAACGATTCGGTGATTCTTTATGGAGCAAATTCATCGTTAGACACATCGAATACTTTTTACACTAATTCGGCAAAAACGGTTTTGGCACCGGCCGATAATTACGTTGTCGCAACTAATTACAAAACTTATTACATTACGATTGGGTCAAATGGGAAAATGACCGGCCCGCCGACTGAATTGATGCAAGGGACCGACACATCATGGGTCGAGGACCGTTTGAAAGATGGCGACACGAATCTTGTGTCGAATCAATTAGGAATTGGGGGAACGTCTTTGTCATTAGATTCTAATTTATTATTGACTGACGCGGTTTGGGCATCAAGACCATACAACGGGCCAAAGGCTTGGATTATTGACACGGGTGAAATATCAGGGTCGGCAATTACAAACATTGATGTTTCGGCGATGAGAGGTTACGACCTTAGATTAATTACGGGTGAATATGTAAATGGAAAATTTGTCGCAGGCGATGCGGGTGTAAATACAACGTCGGCAATTATACATTTAGCACCGGACCCAAATCGCGTTGATGTCGCAGGAAATAAAAGGTATTTTTTCCGTCCCGATTATTGGATTCCATCACGTACATTTAATGCGCCATCTTATTTCCGCAGAATGCCGAATATTGAACCAATAATTGATGCGGGAGGCAATGAAAAAACTTGGGTAGATATGGCGACCCCATTGATGGACGTTGTTGAAAGGGGTTCACATAGTCCGAGAACCATGAAGCGAATGAATAAGGGTGTGACAGAATCGCAATCTATTGGAACTCAATGGAATTATACGCAAGTGATTCCAAGAGAAAAAAAATTACATTTTGACGGAGACGGAGCGTTTAGGAATTCAGTTTCTACGGCATGGGGTGTAAATTTTTTCGATGTTGATATGTCTAGTTTTTGGCAACATCGCACCGTTGCATTGTTAATTGCGCACGACGTTCCGGAATCACAAAGGTCAACATGGCAATACAACGGTGGAGGTTACACATATTCGTATTATGAGGCTAACCCGTACGAATGGACGACGGCATGGGGTTCCGGTTCGCAATACACCGACAAAGGTTTAGCGTCTCAATTTCTTGGATATTTTGTTGAAAATCAACCATTTAATGCAATACATTTTGAATATGATTTTGAACATTTATCATACGCATTATTCCGTGAAGACGCGGCAATTGCTTGGACAAAATGTTTTAATTCAGCACTAACGGTTGCGACAAATTTAAAAAATGATAATACACCTTTATACATGAATTGGGTCGTTCCCAAATTTTCAAATTACGGAAACGGAATATATCAATCACGATATGTTGGCGCGCCGGGATTTGGATGGGAAAGCATGGAAGCGGGGAATAGCATAACCGGAACCGGCTTATATTCCGATTATCACGATTATTATATTAACGGAACCAAAACTTATCAACAATGTGGGCTTTATTATCCTTGGTTTAAGGGGGCGATTCAACATTACAAATATATGTATGTAACGAATTACCAATTTAAAATGAAAGACCAATTTCAGGTTTATTCAATAGTTCACAATACCGACATTACGCGAAAAATGTTGTTTCAAATTTTAGGCGCAACGCATGATAAGCGTGTATTGCCATACATTTGGAATAAGCAGGAGCCAATTTTAGGGTCCGATTTTGGTATGCAACGCAAGACCGTAAGATTAAACGGACAATTAAAATTTGGAGACCGTAACCGTTTGGAAGTATGCCCGTCTCAAATGTATAATTTTGCCGTTTGGGGAATGTGTTATTGTGACGGATTGTTTGCGTGGTTTCAATCTACAATTGGCGAAGAAGTTACCGATTGCAGATATGACCAAGACGTTAACGGAATGGACGACGATTTCGCTGACGCCAAATGGGGCGACACAACGGGTGTCGGAAAAATGACACTTGATTGGCCTTATGTTGGATATTTTCACGCAAAGCAGAATCAAGATATTTTAAGCGCAAACACATCGTGGTTGGTTCCAAATCTTTCATTAGGTAGTGGTTCATGGACATCGGGGACCGCAGATTATCCGGTGAGTTTATACAACCAACAACGACCAATTGCGCGATACAAATTAAACGCGGCAGGGACCGAGGCATTAGTATTGATTTACAACGGATTTTCAAACGGGTACACAAAGAATACCTACACATTGAGATTGCCGGCGAAAAACAATTACGAATTTAGCGTTGACACATGGGGTAATTACACAACGGTTTTAAGACTTTCAAATTTATAAAATGATAAAAAACATTCTTGATTTATTAATGGCAAGTGACCATTACAATCAGAGCGAAAATATTGAAATTGCAAAAGGTCGGTTTGAGTTGCCGACCACATTTAATCAGGCATTGACACAAATTAAAAGACGCGCGAAATGGCACAAAAGAAAATAGTTGAAGTAGAAATTAAAGAGAATCTTGACAAGGTTGACAAGAAAATTGACAACGTAGTTCAATCCCTTACCGAAGTAAAACAAACGGCGGATAAGGTCGGTGATTCGCTTAACAAGGTTGAAAAAGAGGTTAATGACATTTCGGTTGCAGGTGGCAAAGCGTCGGGTGCATTGAAAAGAATGGGGTCCGCAATTAGTGACATTGGCGGAAATATTAAAGGTATTGGATTGGGTGCGTTAATTTCTCAATTCGACGATTTTAAAGATGCGATTTCGGGTTCAAATAAGGTTGTTGATTTTTACAATCAATCATTAAATGTAACAAAGAAATTTGCGGCACAAGCCGGCGATGTTTTGTTTAGTGGTAAGTTTTTGGAAACTACCGGTAACGCAATAAAGGATTTAGTTTTAAATCCAAGTGAAACAATCGCCAAAGCAACGGTGGCAATAAAGCAAGCGGCAAAAGAGGGTGACGAGATTACAAAATTAAAAAATAATGCCATGTTTGCGGCAGTTGAACAACAAGGCATTTTTGAGAAATACGACAAGCAAGCGGAAGAACAACGTTTAATTCGAGATAATGAATTTGTTAGTTTACCAAAACGAACCGAAGCCAATAGAAAATTAGCCGGTATATTAGCGATGCAAAAAACAGAAATGTTGGCGCAGGCAGATTTGCAAATTAAATACGCAGAGGCAGAGGCTAAAAATAGTAATAATCAATATGAAGACGATTTAAAATTAAGAGAGGCCAAAGTGAATCGTTTGGGAATTGAAGCCCAATTACAAGGATTTATCACGGAGCAAAGTCAAGCGGAGGCAGGTTTGCAACGTGAAAGACTTACTTTTTTAAATTCAGAACAAAGATTTATTAATGAAAATTTTGCGGCAGAGGAGCAAGCGCAAGCCGCATTAATTAAAAATGATAAATTAAGGCTTGAGACAGAAATTAGAAATTTAGAATACATTCAAGACCGCGAAGGCGAGTATTTGGAGAAAATTAAAAATCAAGAATTTGCAAACACACAAGCGCGTTTAGACGCGGAAGACGCGTTTACAAAAAAAATGATTGAGGTCAAATTGCAATTAAAAGCAAAGGAGGACGAATTGATGACTTACAATTATCAAAGAGACCAAGAATTACGTCAAAATGTTATAAATAACGAATTAGAGGCATTTTCGACGCGATTATTTGCATTGCAAAAATTCAACGAAGAAGCGCAAGCGTCAACACAAATAAGCGAAGACGAAAAACGTAGAATTCAATTAGAAACTTTCCAACAAGAAAGGGTTTTACAAAACCAAAGATTGGCAATGATTTCGAATACGATGGGAAATATTTCATCATTGTTTGACGCGGCATCAACCGAGGGAAAGGCATTTGCGGTCGCACAAGCGTTGATAAATACCTATCAAGGTATCACGGCAGAATTGGCAACAAAGACGGCAACACCGTTTGAATTTGGCCTTAAATTGGCAAACGTAGCGGTGACGGCGGCAATGGGTTTCAAAGCGGTTAAAGACATCATTAGCGTTCAACCATCGACAAGCGGTGGCGGAATGGAAATGTCCGGACCTAGTGGAGGCGCGGCCCCACAATTTAACGTTGTTGGCACAAGCGGAATAAACCAAATTGCGCAAACAATAAACGCAAAAGACAACCAACCGATTAAGGCATTTGTAGTAGCAAGCGAAGTGACTAGCCAACAAAGTTTGGACCGCAATAAGGTTTCGTCAGCGTCACTAGGGTAATGAATTTACAACAAAAAACAAAAATAACGTTTATAGGATATGAGAATTGTTGAATTAGTATTGGACAACGAAAACGACGGAATCGAGGCGATTAGTCTTGTGGACCGTCCGGCCATTGAAAGCAATTTTATTGCATTGGCAAAAGAAGTCGAAATTAAATTTTCAGAGGTTGACGGAAAGCGCGGAATCCTTATGGGTCCGGCATTAATTCCCAACAAAAACATTTACCGTAAATTTGGAAAGGACGAGTTTTACGTTTATTTCTCAAAAGAAACGGTCCGTAAGGCATCCGAATTGTACTTGATGAACGGGAACCAAGGGAACGCAACGTTGCAACACAAGAACAAAATTGACGGCATCACATTGGTTGAATCTTGGATTATTGACGACCCTAAAATGGACAAGTCGGTGAAGTACGGATTTAGCGAAAACGAAGGAACATGGATGGTTTCTTTGAAGGTTGACAATGACGACATAAAATCAAAAATCATTTCGGGCGAAGTTAAAGGGTTTTCAATTGAAGGTTATTTTACTGACAAAATTGAAATGGGTTTGCAGGACATTAGCGACGAACAATTAGTTGAAGAAATTTTAAACATTTTAGAAGATGGCGAAGAATAAAAATAGTTCACCCGTAGGTGGTAAGCGCGCGTGTCTTTGCAAGGACGGAACGTATAGTTCCGAGTGTTGCCAAGGCGAATTGATTAATCAAGGAATTGGGTCGTTAGAGGGCCAAGAGGTTAGAACGGTAATAAATACAAGCACATCAAGAACAATCGTAAACACGTCGAATTAATATGTCAGTAGAAAGCAAAGTATTTGACCAATTGAACAAGGTTGAATTGAAGTCACAAAAAATCGAACTTGGTTTGTACGATGATTTGAAAATAAGTTTAAATTCTTTACAAAACCAAATATTTATTGACAAGGATGTTTACAATAAAAGCCTAAAAATAAGTTCAAATTTAGAATTGTTAAAAAAAGAGGCTAAGGAAAGATTTGATAATAATGAATCAATTATTCAATCGTCATTTAAAAAAATACAATTAGCCGAAAAGGATATGGCGAAAGCCGAAAGAATTGCCAAAGAATTAGGCGTAGAAGTAAACACATTCCCGAATTATAAAGAATTAGTTTCGGCAAGAATTGAGGCACAAGACAATATTAAAAAATTGTCATCTGTATCAATGCAATTGAAATCATTAATTTAATAAGTAAGCAATGAAATATAAAAACAAAAAAAACCAAGTAAAGGCCCTTTTGGGTTACCAAGTTAATTTGGCACAAATGAAACTTGAAGACGGTATTACCGTAATCGAAGCGGAACAATTCGAGCCGGAATATTCGGTTGGAATCGTAACGGCTGACGGCCTTGTGGCTATGCCGGTAGGTGAATACGTTTTGGAAGACGGCAAGATTTTAGTCGTTGAAGTAGAAGGTATCATTAAAGAAGTAAAAGAAGCGGAGGCAGAAGCCGAAGTTGAAGTGGAGGTTGAGGCATCACCGGAAGAAGTTGTTGCACCTGAAATGGAGGCAGAGCCGGTAGCACCCGCACCACAAGCAAAAAGAATTGTTGAATCAGTATCGAAAGAAACATTCTTTGAAGAAATCGAAAAGATTCGCGCTGAATTTTCGTCTCAAATCGAAGCATTGAAAGCGGTGAAAGTAGAATTAGAAGCGGCAAAATTAGAATTAGAAGAAATGCCGGCGGCAGAGCCAATCGCGTACAATCCGGAAGCGGAATCAAAAAGCGCAATGATGAACTTTGCACAAAATCGTCCTGAAAGTATTCAAGACAAAGTATTCCAAAGAATGTTTAAATAATTAAAAAAAACTAAATTAAAGAAAAATGCCAACTACAACATCAATTACCACATCTTACGCGGGTGAATATGCAGGGAAAATCATTTCCGCAGCGTTATTATCCGCGCCAACACTTGACAAAGGCGGTGTAGAGATTATCCCTAACATTGCATTTAAGCAAGTAATGAAGCGTATCAACACGGATGACATCTTAAAAAATGGAACATGTGATTTTACGGCTACGTCTACAATCACTTTGGACGAGAAAGTTTTACAACCGGAAGAATTCCAAGTTAACTTGCAATTATGCAAGCGTGATTTCCAATCAGATTGGCAAGCAATCGAAATGGGATACTCTGCATTCAAATCAGTTCCTAAATCTTTTTCTGATTATTTAATCGGTTATTTATCTGCAAAGGTTGCGGCTAAAATGGAAACAAACATTTGGTCAGGTGTTAACGCAAACGCAGGTGAATTCGACGGTTTTGCTACATTGTTAGCGGCTGACGCATCTTTGCCGGCGGCTCAAGAGGTTGCAGGTACTACGGTAACGGCATCAAACGTGATTGCAGAATTAGGCAAATTGGTTGACGCAATTCCGGCGGCACTTTACACAAAAGAAGACTTACACCTTTACGTTTCTCAAAACATCGCTCGCGCTTACGTTCGTGCGTTAGGTGGTTTCGGTGCATCAGGTTTAGGCGCAAACGGTACAGAGGGACAAGGAACACAATGGTATTCAAACGGCGCATTGTCATTTGACGGTATCAAAATCTTTGTTGCTGACGGTTTAGCATCAAACAAAGCAATCGCGGCACAAAAATCTAACTTATTCTTTGGAACGTCTTTATTAAGCGACAAGCAAGAAGTTAAATTAATCGACTTGGCAGACATCGACGGTTCACAAAATTTCCGTTATGTAATGCGTATGTTCGGAGGTGTTCAATACGGTTTCGCAGGTGATATCGCGACTTACGGTATTACAAATTCAGCAAACTAATTTTCAAAGCCCCCATCAAATCGGTGGGGGTTTATTTCAAAATTTTAAATTTAAAACACTATGGCTTGCGATATTTCATTGGGCAGATTAGAACCATGTAAGACGAGCAACGGGGGTTTAAAAGCAGTTTATTTTGTAAATAACGGTGATGCGACCGGAGTGACTTATGATGTCACAGATACGGACGCAATTACGGCAGTTGCAGGAACCCCGACGGCTTACAAGTATGATTTGAAAGGAACGTCATCGTTCACCCAAACAATCACATCGTCCCGCGAAAATGGGACAACATTCTTTGACCAAACGCTTGCGTTAACGTTGAAGAAATTGACAATTAAGGACCACAAGCAAATCAAATTGTTGTCTTATGGCCGTCCACAAGTTGTCGTTGAAGACAATAATGGAAATTTATTCTATTGCGGTTTAGTTCACGGAATGGATGTGTCAGGTGGCACAATCGTAACGGGTGCGGCATTAGGTGACCTTTCGGGATACACTTTAGAGTTGAAAGGTCAAGAGCCGGTACCGGCAAACTTTATCATTTCATCTTTGACAACGGCCGGATTTACGGTAGTGACCGGAGTTTAATCAAAAGTTTGATATTGATACGAAATGGGGGCAGATGTCCCCTTTTTCGTTTTACAACAAAAACGGTCATTTGGTGTTTATGTAATATGATTATTCTCAAAGAATCGACATCCTTACAAGAGATTAAATTTGTTCCGGCACGTTTGGACCAAGCCAATTGGTGTTTTGTGAAAAACGAGACAACGGGCGAAGAAGTAAGTTTCCAAATTAATTGCAAAAAGGAAGGTATTTTTGCAAAGTTTAAAAATGTATTCGCATTAAAAGAGGGTCATTTTTATACGATTGAAATTAAGTTTTACGGAGTGATTAACAATAAAAGAGGCTATCATTTGGTAAATAGAATGAAAGCATTTTGCACAAACCAAGTGATTAAAGACTATTCGGTTAATAAAGACGAATACGTTAGTAAAGACACAAACATAATTTTCTATGAATAAGAAGAAAGCACAATCAAACGTGCATTTAATTCAGTTAGAATCCTATAAAGCCCCGACGACGGTTGAATCAAATCGTGAGGATTGGGTTCAATTTGGTGAAGACAATAATTTTTTCAAATACCTAATTGACCGTTTCAATAATTCAACAACGAACAATTCGGTTATTAATAACATTTCTAAATTAATTTACGGACGTGGTATTGATGCAACGGATTCAAATAAGAAGCCGAACGAATACGCACAAATGAAAATGTTGTTTCGTAACGACATTGTAAAAAAGCAAGTTTTAGATTTAAAATTATTGGGACAATGTGTGTTTCAGGTAATTTACGACAAATCAAAGAAAAGCATTGTTAGGGTTGAACATTCCCCAATTCAATTGTGGAGACCGAAGAAATGCAACGAAAAGGGAGAAATTGAAGGTTATTATTATTCGGACAATTGGGAAGACCCAAAGAAATTCACACCTAAATTTTATCCGGCATTTGGAATGGGTGGGTCCGCACCTTTGGAAATTTTATGGGTAGGAAATTACACGGTCGGTCAAAAATATTTCTCAAATGTTGATTATATCGGGGCGGTTCCTTATGCAAAATTAGAAGAAGAAATTGCGGATTATTTAATCAATGACGTTCAAAACGGATTTAGCCCGACAACGGTTGTCAATTTTAACAACGGGGTTCCTGACGAAGAAGAACAACAAATCACGGCGAGCAAAGTAAAGGGCCAATTAACGGGGTCGCATGGCAAGAAGGTTGTTGTTTCGTTTAATTCTGACGAGACTAAAAAGACGACGATTGACACGGTACCTTTAAATGATGCGCCAAAACATTACGAATATTTAGCGGACGAGTCACGAAGCAAAATTTTATTAGGTCACGGGGTGGTAAGTGGTTTACAATTCGGAATTCCAAGTTCAAACGGATTCAGTTCAAACGCTGACGAATTAAAGAACGCGATTATCTTATTTGATAACATGGTAATTCGTCCATTCCAAGACACATACTTGGACGCAGTTGACAAAATATTGGCATTTAATGGAATATCATTACACCTTTATTTTAAGACATTACAACCGTTAGAATTCACCGATTTAAGTAAGCCAATAGGGTCCGAAACGTCAGAGGAAGAAACCGGTGTTAAATTATCGGCGCACATCGACGAAATGGATTTGTCAGAATTTGGCGAAGACATTGACCTTGACGAATGGGAATTAATTGATTCACGAGTGGTTGAAAGTTTAGAAGACGAGGCGCGTTTGGATGCTGAATTAAACGCATTAAACAACCCTGAAAAATCATTACTTTCAAAGGCTTGGGATTTCGTTACAACCGGAGTCGCAAAGCCAAATTTAAAGAGTGAGCAGGACGGAAAATTATTCATGTCAAGATATCGTTATTCGGGCGACACAACGGCAAAGAGCCGCGAGTTTTGCAAAAAAATGACGGCCATGAATAAATTATACCGCAAGGAGGACATTGAATTAATGAGTTCAAAGGCATCGACAAACGGAGCGTGGTCGAAAAAAGGTGAATCGACATACGACATTTTCCTTTATAAAGGAGGCGGCGGATGCCATCATTTTTGGACGCGCGAAACATACAAGAGATTCACGGACCCAAGAAAAAAAGGGTCCAAGCAAATAACACCGGCGGAGGCAAGAAAGGCGGGCGAAATACTACCAAAGAATAACCCAAAGGTTTACCAAAAACCGGTTGATATGCCTAACGGCGGATTTGTTACAAGAAATTTTAGATAAATGGCACAAGCATTATTTGTAAATCGTGAAGAAGTCGTAAAATTTACGGCCTTAAACGGAAATTTGGACACGGATAATTTCATTCAATTTGTAAAAATTGCGCAGGATATCCACATCCAAAATTACCTTGGGACCAAGTTGTTCAATAAAATAAATGACGGAATTGTTGCCGATAATTTGGCGGCCCCTTATTTAATGCTTTTGAACACCTATATTAAACCCATGTTGATTCATTGGACTATGGTTGAATATTTACCATTCGCCGCGTACACAATCGCAAATAAAGGGGTATTTAAACACACGTCAGAAAATAGTAATTCGGTAGAAAAGAACGAAATTGATTATCTTGTGGAAAAAGAACGACAAGTCGCGCAAAGTTACACGCGTCGATTTATCGATTACATGTGTTTTAATCAAAATACTTATCCTGAATATAACCAAAATAGTAATGCCGACGTTTATCCCGAAAAAGACGCAAGTTTTACCGGATGGGTCTTGTAAATCTTACAAGCCAAAACCGGAACATATAAAAAAATTGAAAACATATTTAAGCAAAATAAAAGATGAGTCTTAATTTTTCACACATAAAGGGGGACACGTTCGATATCGTGAATTTTGAATTAAAGATTAATTCGGTAGTTCAAAATTTGACGGGCGCGGTTATTAAAATGCAGTTGCGTAAATGCGCAAGTGACGCGACACCGGCCTTGTCTTTGACATCGGTATCAGGTTTAGGCATCACAATTACGGCCCCAACGCTTGGTCAATTTTGCATCAATAAACAAATCATTGACATTCCCGTATATGATTACGAATATGATATTCAAATCACATTCGCAAACGGGGATGTGCGTACTTACATAAGTGGAATTTTTTCAATTACAAAAGAAATTACGAGATAATGGCGGACCAAACGATTGATATTTTAGTAACTGACAATTCGCAGGTCGTTCAAATTAATACGACCCCGAATTTAATTGAAGTTAATGTTTTCAGTACATCGGGAAACATAATCGGGTCGAATTACCTTTTGGTCGCATCGATTTCCGCATTGCCAACGGTTGGAAATGAAACTACGTTTTATGTAACCAACGACACAAGTCTTTTGTATCGTTGGACGGGAACGCAATACGTTGAGGTTTCAACATCGGCGGCAGTTATTTGGGGAGGCATTGGCGGAAATATTGCCAATCAAACAGATTTACAAAACGCATTAGCGGCAAAGCAAGACGACCTTAATGGAACCGGTTTTGTAAAGGCAAACGGAACGACAATTTCTTACGATAACACAACATATTACCCTTACCCTACCGGTACGGCAAATGAGGTCGTAAGAGGTGACGGAAGTTTAAGCGAAGGCGGTTTAATTCCTGACGGTGGTTTAGCCGGTCAGATTTTAGTAAAGGTTGACGAAACGGATTTCAATACGGAGTGGATTGATAATTACGCACTTTGGACAAGCGTATTGCGTCACAATGTAAAGGCCGGTGTGGCACTTACAAAGGGACAAGCGGTTTATGTAAGCCCAACGCAAGACGGAACCAATATGATTGTCGTAAAGGCATCAAACGCGGCCGAAAATACATCAAGCAAAACACTTGGATTAATTATGCAAAACTTGGCCGTAAATGGTCAAGGAACGGTTATTACCGAGGGTCTTTTGTCGGGTTTAAATACATCGTCAGCAACGCAAGGTGACCCCGTTTGGTTGGGTGTCGATGGGGCTTTAATTTATGGCCTAACAAACAAACCGGTTGCACCGGCACACCTTGTTTTTATTGGTATTGTTACGCGAGTTCATCAAAACAATGGCGAAATCTTTGTTAAGGTTCAAAACGGATTTGAAATAGATGAGTTACACGATGTTTTAATTGTTAATAAACAAGCAAATCAAGGTTTATTTTATGACACGGTTTCGGGATTATGGAAAAATAAAAGCGTTGTTGATGCGTTGGGCTATACCCCTGCAAACTCTACTACAACAATTACAATAAACGGTGAGACGAAAGATTTGTCCACTAATCAAACATTTACAATTTCCGAAGGTCCCGTGGGTCCTACCGGCCCGACCGGCCCAATCGGTCCAACGGGTTTAACCGGTCCGACGGGTCCGACGGGTCCAATTGGTCCAACGGGTCCACAAGGAATTCAAGGAATTAAAGGAGACACCGGTGACATTGGTCCAACGGGTCCACAAGGTTTAACGGGACCAACCGGTCCACAAGGAATTCAAGGTATTAAAGGAGATACGGGTGACATTGGCCCAACGGGTCCAATTGGCTTAACCGGTCCCGCGGGTCCTATTGGTCCACAAGGAATTCAAGGTATTGCAGGGGAGACGGGTCCTACGGGACCACAAGGTGAGACGGGTCCGGCAGGTCCTATCGGCCCACAAGGAATCAAGGGAGACACGGGTGATACCGGTCCTATCGGCTTAACCGGTCCGGCAGGCCCTATCGGTCCGCAGGGAATTAAAGGTGACACCGGAGATACCGGACCAATTGGCTTAACCGGTCCAACCGGCCCCGCAGGTCCGCAAGGAATAAAGGGAGATACGGGAGAAATAGGACCAACCGGTCCGCAGGGTTTAACGGGACCAACGGGTCCGACCGGACCACAAGGTCCAACCGGATTAACGGGAGAAACGGGACCAACCGGTCCAACGGGTTTAACCGGTCCACAAGGTTTAAAGGGTGACACCGGTGATACGGGTCCTATTGGTCCTATTGGTCCAACGGGTCCACAAGGTTTAGCGGCTACCGTTTCAGCAGGTCCAACAACAACCGGAGCGGCAGGAACAAGCGCAAGTGTTACAAATAGCGGTACAACATCAGCGGCCGTATTTAATTTCACAATCCCACAAGGTGCAACCGGACCAACCGGACCAACCGGACCAACGGGTCCACAAGGTATTCAGGGAATCCAAGGAAATACCGGGCCGACGGGTCCGACGGGTTTGACGGGACCAACCGGTCCAACGGGTTCAGCGGCAACGGTTGCGGCAGGCACGACAACGACGGGAAACGCAGGCACAAACGCATCGGTTACAAATAGCGGAACAAGTTCGGCGGCCGTGTTTAACTTTACCATTCCAAGAGGTAACACCGGTGCAACCGGTCCAACCGGTCCAACGGGTAGCCCCGGACCTACCGGACCATCAGGTGGCCCCGGTCCAACCGGACCAACCGGAGCAACGGGACCAACCGGACCATCGGGTGGAAGTTCAACACACACGGTTTCACGCGCACACAATATCAATACGGGTTGGGCAAACCCCGGCCAAGTGGCTATTTATCAGGGTGATTTGCAAGGTGGCGGAACGTATGTTTGTAGTGTATATTTTGCAACAAACAACGGAAGTTGGGGTGTTTCAACGGCTTTCTTATTTAGCCCATACGGTGACACTTATGGTTGGGGAACAAGTGGTTGGACTTATGCGCCATTTTTTGCAAATAGAAGTACATCGTTTGATTGGTTACAAGTTACATCGGAATCAAACGGAGGTGCATCGTCAGGAATTCGATTAGCGATGGGTTACCAATTGACGGACAAAGGGGGAACATTATACATTACTTGTCGCAGAATATTTTAAACAAATAAAATTATGGCTTACATTTTTCAATGGGATATTTTAGAAACGGAAGTAAGTAATTACGATTCATTATTTCCCGATACCGTTAAAAGAATAAAATTTGCATTTGTGGCTTATGATGTTGAATCGCAAGGAGACGAAACAACATTTATAATGAAAGATATTTATTTATCTAATCCAAAAGATGAAAATTTTACCCCATTTTCAGAATTAAAACACGCAGATTTTGTAAGTTTTGTGATTGATGCGTGTGGTGAATCAGATATTGATTTTATGAAGCGCAGTATGATAGCGGAATTAGAAGAAAGAAAGATAAAAAAATTGCAAAAAAATCAAATAAAATCGCCATGGAGTGACCAAGAAATTGCGATTGAACAAAATGTTCCTAAATTTGATAATCAATTGGAATATTTATTAAACCAAACCTTGCAAAAATGATAAAAGCCCTTTTATTCGAAACCGATTCAAAGATTGACCAAACTAATTATTACACATTCGCAAAAGCATTTTCAGACGAGGAAATTGAGTGGATTCAAAACCTTGCAAATTTGTACGAATATAGCAAGGCGGAAACGATTGGAAATAGTGACGATTCAGTTCGTAAATCAAAAGTTAAATGGATTCACCACAATATTGAATCACATTGGCTTTATGAAAAATTGATTGGAATGGCCGTGGAGGCAAACGACGCATTATGGAAATTTGATTTACATGGGGTTGTTGATTCGATTCAGTTTACCGAATATGAAGAAGAAGGAGGCCATTATGATTGGCACATGGATATCGGCCCAAATACAATTAATCACCGAAAGATTTCAATGGTGGTTCAATTGTCGGAAGCCGACGATTATGATGGTGGCGAGTTAGTTTTGTGGAATAGCAATGACACAACAATTGCCCCAAAAGGGATTGGAAATGTAATGTTATTCCCGTCTTTTATGTTGCACAAGGTTACCCCTATGGTAAAAGGAACACGCAAGAGTTTAGTTTTATGGATAGGTGGCGGAAGTTATAAATAGAATTTTAACAATTTAAACAAATAGTAAAATGGGTTTTGATGACATTATTGTACCATCAATCACGGGCGGAATCGCATCGTTTGTCACTTATTTAGTAGGGCGAAAAAAGGAAAACATTGAAGTACAAGGAAACGCGTTGGACAATGTAGACAAGGCCGTAAAAATGTGGCAAGATACCGCCGAAAAGATGTCGCAACGAGTCGACGAATTAAGTGAAAAGGTTGAATTACTTACAAAAGAAGTTCATAGCCTACGCGCTGAAAATTCAGATTTAAAATCAAAACTTGATTTGGATAAATTCACAAAAGTTCGAGTTAAGAAAACACCGGCATCCGAAAAATAATGGTAACATCGCAACAAGCCCAAAAGAAATACGGACCCGCAATTAACGGGAACCCTAATTTAATTCTTTGGGATGTTCCTACGCATTTAGAAATTGGGGTCATTCCAAAAAGAATCTATTGCAACAAAGATTTAGTTGCCCCATTGTCGCAAGCATTCGAAAAGCTAATAAAAACCGGATGCGTCAAAGAATTAAAAACGTGGGACGGATGTTTTAACATTCGCAACAAGCGTGGATTACCGTCAATGTCATTGCATTCATGGGGTATTGCCATCGATGTAAATGCGTTCGAAAATGGATTGAATCAAATCCCACAATTATCAAAAAAATTTGTTGAATGTTTTACGTCATCCGGATTCGATTGGGGTGGGGAGTGGAAGCGAAAGGACGGGATGCACTTTCAATTGGCTAAAATATGAACATCGACCAATATACAAACCTTATTAAAGCCGTAACCATGTTTGGCTTTCTTATGCTTTCAGCAATTATTGTAAACCGTTGCGCATTTAATCCGACTAAAAAACCGGAAAATGTTGCACTTATTCCGACGAACCCGTATGAAAAGAAAATTATTTTTATCGATTCCGCTATTGTTAGCATTCCTTTTGCTTACGCAGATAGTACGCGCACAAAATTCTTTAAAGATTACACCAAAAACCGGTAGGTCAATAACTTTGTCGGCAGGTTTAGCGGACACAATTATTCACGACTTAAAGGAACGTAAATTACTAACGCGAAAAGATAGTATTCAAAAGGCATACATTTCGATTTTAGAGAGAGAAAGCGCATCAAGACAAACGAATGTATATGAATTGCAAAAATCATTGCTTATAAGCGAAAAGAAACGGTCACGAAATGGGTGGCAAAGAAATTCATTATTAATAATTACCGGATTTCTTACATATTTAATCATAACAAAATGAAATCATATCGGGAATTAATAGACGAAACGATTGAATTAAAAAGGTCCAAGGGGTTAGGGTCCAACGAAGCGGCCCGAATTATTTGTGAAATTTACAAATATGACAATTACAAAGCCATCGCTAAAAACCTAGGACGGTACGAATCTAAAGACCGGTTAAAATCGGACCATGCCGGCCTTGCAAAACATTGCGACGAACGCGGAATTGAAATAAGTGACGTCAAATTGTATTGGGATAAAACAAAGGAATATTCCGTCGCGGTTAAAATGGACCAATCGGTCAAAACTTACGAAGACTTACGGGATGAAATCATTGACGAAATGCAAAAGTATTCGCCGATTTATCCGGAAATCGAGCGAAAAAATATTGAAGACGGACATCTTTTAGTCGTTGACCCCGCCGACATCCATATTGGAAAACTTTCAACAGATTATGAGACCGGTGACGAATATAATTCAAACATCGCATTTAAACGAGTATTGGAAGGGGTGAAAGGAATCATTCAGAAATCACAAGGATTTAATATTGACCGAATTTTATTTATAGCAGGCAATGACATATTACACATTGATAGCCCCAAACGAACTACCACGAGCGGCACACCACAAGACACCGATGGAATGTTTTATGAAAATTTCCTATGTGCCAAAAAACTTTATGTTGAAGTAATTGAAATTTTGTTGCAGGTGGCAAACGTTCACTTTGTATTCAATCCATCAAATCACGATTATCAATCCGGATTCTATTTGGCGGATGTGATTCAATCGTGGTTCCGCAATTCAAAGAATATCACTTTTGATTGTTCGATTTCACATCGTAAATATTTTCAATACGGTAAAAACTTAATCGGGTCTACACATGGAGACGGGGCCAAACCTAGCGACTTGCCATTACTTATGGCCGTTGAGGCAAAAGAAATGTGGGCAAGGACACAACACAAATACGTTTATTCACACCATTTACACCACAAGGTTTCAAAGGATTTCATAGGGGTCACGGTTGAGTCATTGAGGTCACCAAGCGGTGCAGATTCATGGCATCACCGGAACGGATACCAACACGCAACAAAGGCGAGTGAGGGGTTCATTCATCACAAAGACCATGGACAAGTTGCGCGCTTGTCTCACATTTTTTAAGTTTGTAAAGTTTGATTTCATAATGATAGGTTTAGGGTTGGAAAGGGGTTTCGTTTTACGATTCCCCTTTTTTTTTAGACCAATAGGTTAAAAATAGGTAACCTATTAAAAACCTATTTGGAAAAAATTTTACGGTCGAATGAAAATAAATTAAAAAAACTTTTTTTATTCATTTCTTTTTGCAATATTTGCTCAACGAAAAACAAAAACACTATCAAAATGAAGACTTTTAATCAAATTTCAGCAGAACAAGCAATTAATCACGCGCGCAACGAGTACAATCCGTATGAGTGGAAAAAGCAAATCATGCTTATGCAAAAATGTTTTAATTCAAATTTTTACGAATGCGATGGCAAGGTTTATTCAATCTATGTAAATAAGGCTGACGGCTTAAAATACATGAACGAAGTTGAATATTGCAATTCAATTACTAATGCAGGATTGATTGCTTTCTACTTTGACGGTGTTGAAATTATTCAAATCGATAAAGTTTATTTTCCTAAAACAAAAGAAGGGTATAAGGCAATGCAACAATTTGCAGAAGGAGACAACGAATTAGTTTTTGCATCCGTTTATTTTCAATTATAATTCAACCCCGAGCCAAGGCGGATTCCTTGGCATTTTTTAAACACCTATCAAAATGAAATATCCTTTATCAATGTTGATGACCATTAGCAGGTATGACAAAGAAATGTATCAACTTATTTTGTCTTATTATATCAAAGAACAAAAGAAATTTGGAAGAAGTCTTAATCAAATAAAGAAAGACTTTGACCGATTAACTTGCTCAAAAACTTGTATTATTTCATCTTGCATTACTATTGACAATACAAAAGAGGGAAGAGCATATTGGAAAAGCATGGAGAAAAAATATGAATCAAGATATACTAATTTATTTTAATCTTAAATACCTATCAAAATGGAAAATTTAACTAAATTAAATCAATCACAAGAAATTTTAAAAATGTCAAATATTCTTATTGAATTGATGTCTGTATCAGAAAATAATGACAATCACATATCGTATGCCGAAAATTTGATAATAGAAAAAATTGAATCAATTATCAATGAAATGAAAAAAGAAAGAATTGTTTACAATTCATTGATGGGCTTATAATTTAACAACCGAGCCAAGGCGGATTCCTTGGCATTTTAAAAAACTTTTTTTATTCCAAATCTTTTTATTACATTTACAAAATCAAACACATAAACACTATCAAAATGAAAAACATTATCACACTTTTAATCGGGGATTTTAATCAATCAGACGTTATCCCATTCATCAAGCAAGTCGCGTTTTTATTAGGCGCAATCACATTTTATTCACTTTTGTCATGAGGGTCGTAAAAGCAGAGTTCCAAGACATGGCCGGAAAATATACCATGACTTGGTCAT